CATTTTCCCGCAAAATAGGGTGAAATAACAGGGTTAAAGATGCTTAAAAAGTGCAAATGGTGTGGAAAAGAACAGGAAATGAACGGTAAGCGGGAATTTTGCCCCGGGGAGCAATGTAAGAACGCTTACAAGTATTCAAAGCGGACCGGCAAGCTGGGAAAGAAGTCGCTACCCAAAGAAGTGCCATCCAAAACTAAGCCGATCAACACCCTTGTCGGTTTATTGACCAAAGTGACCACAACCATGGATCAGTGCCTCCGGATCCAGGTTGATGTTCCGGTAGAGAAAGTGAAATTCGATACGGTTCAATATCTGAATCACACAATAGTCATAGGATTTATTGAGGAAGATGGGAAGAAAGCCAAAGAGCAGGCAGAATCCGGAAAAGACGAATTCTTCGACAATTAAGGATCGGGCGACGGAATATGCGCTGGTGATCACTCGGGGCGATGTCGCTGCCGGCCCCTATGTCCAAGGGGCGTGTGCGCGGCATCTCTATGACCTGGAATGCTTCAAGAACGATCCTAAGTATCCCTACCGATGGGATATTGATTGCGCGGACAAGACCGTCCGGTTTTTCGAAGAGCGCCTGTATTTGAGCGGGGGGCAATTTGAGGGCCTGCCGTTCATTCTCTTACCATGGCAGTCATTCGTCATTGGCTCAATATTCGGCTGGAAGCGCAAAAGTGACGGTATGCGCCGATTTCGGGTGGCATACATCGAAACACCAAAGGGATCCGGAAAATCTCCCCTCGCCGCGGGGATAGGGCTTAAGGGTCTTTGCGCCGATAATGAGTCGGCTGCCGAGATATACGCCGCGGCCACAAAGCAAGAGCAGGCGATGGTCCTGTTCCGTGACGCAGTGGCATTTTATGACCATTCAGACAAACTTCAAGAGCGCCTGAAGGCATCCGGATCCGCTGACAATCGCTGGAAATTGTCCTTTCCGACCAGCCGGTCTTTTTTCCGGGTGGTGTCATCGGAGAAGAAAGGGCTCTCTGGTCCCCGGCCTCACATGGTCCTGCTCGATGAAATCCACGAGCATCCGGACGGCGCTGTGATCGAAATGCTCCGGGCGGGATTCAAGACCCGCCGGCAGCCGCTTAGCTTCATGATTACAAACTCCGGCCATGACAAAACCTCCGTCTGTTGGGAATATCACGACTTGGGCGTCAAGGTTGCCCTCCAACAACTCCAGAACGACGAATTCTTCTCATACATCTGCTCACTGGATGATGAGGACTTGAAGGACGATCGATACCTTGACGACGAATCCTTATGGCCAAAGGTCAACCCCTCCCTTGAATACGGTTTGCCTGGTTATGACTACATCCGGGGCCAAATCAGGGAGGCGCGGGGGCTTCCCTCCAAGATGGCCACGGTCAAGCGGCTTTGCTTCTGCGTGTGGACCGAGGCCGACAATCCCGCCATCGACCGGGAAGCGTGGATGGCCTGCCAGGATAAGGACTATCCAGACGAGATTCTTGAAGGGCGCCGTTGCTGGGGCGGTCTGGACTTATCCGCCGTCAATGATCTCACCGCATTCGCCTTGATGTTCCATCCGTCAGACGATGATCCTTTCTGGCGCCTGAAGGTATGGTTTTGGATTCCCGGCATAGGACTTCATCGGAAAGAGGAACAGGATCACGTCCCTTATCTGGCCTGGAGGGATGCCAAGTATGTCAAGGCCGTTGACCGCAAGACGATTGAGTATGAATTCGTCATAAAGGACATAGTTGGTATCTGTGGGAGGTTCAATGTCCAGAAGATCGCGTTTGACCGCTGGAAGATGAAGGACTTTCAGAAGGAGATGGAGCGAATGGGGGCGACGTTACCCGAAATGGTGGACTTCGGCCAGGGTTATCAATCCATGTCGCCGGCAATAAAGATATTTGAAACAAAACTGCTTGAAGGGACCATGCGGCATGACGGCAATCCCTGTCTGACATGGTGCGCGGCGAATGCGGTCATAGAGTCTGATGCGGCGGAAAACAAGAAATATACGAAAAAGAAAAGTACCGGGCGGATCGATGGGATAGTGGCGACGGCAATGGCGTGTGGGATTCTGAGTGAGGAAACCATTGTTGATGATGTGGGATTTATGATGGTTTAGGAGGGCTTATGAGACAGATTCAGATCGGGGACCGGATTATCACGGATGACGATGTTTTTATCATTGCCGAGATCGGCGCGAACCACATGGGGAATCCGGACCTCTGTGAGAAGATGATCATCAAGGCGGCTCAGTGCGGAGTGGATGCCGTCAAGATGCAGCGACGGGACCGGTCCATGCTGACCAAAACGGAGCGCAACCGGCCCTATGAGAATGAGAATTCATTCGGCAAGACCTATGGCGAACATCGGGACTTTCTTGATTACTTCGGGGGGATGTCTGATGCGGAACTGTTCTATGCCTTTGTATGGTTCAAGGCGCTGGCAGAGAAGCAAGGGGTTCTATTTTTCGCCACGCCATTCACCTTTCCCGACGTGGACTTTCTGAATCGCCTCAATGTCGATCTCTGGAAGGTCGCCTCATGTGATGCGCGGAACTTTCCCATGGTCCAGCAGATTGCAAAGCAAGGGAAGCCCGTATTGATTTCAACGGGCGGGTCAAATCTTTCCGACACAGACCGCCTTGTCTTTACCTTGAACGATTTAACATACAATTACAGCCTTCTTCACTGCGTATCGACCTATCCGAACACCGACGAGAATGTGAACCTGAACGCCATAAAAACATTGCGGGAGAGATACCCCGACGTGCTGATCGGCTTTTCGTCTCATCATCCAGGCCTCCCGCCGTTGCTATTAGCACGTCAGGCTGGAGCATCAATTTTCGAAATGCATTTCACCCTGAATCGCTCATGGAAGGGAACGGATCAATCTTTCTCCCTGGAACCAAAGGGGCTCGCCCAGGCCGTTGAGGACATAAAGCGGGTCCGGGTGATGCTGGGGTCAGGGGTTAAGGAGCCGACCGAAGTCGAGAAAAGCGGGTTTATCCGCAAAATGGGGAAGGGGATGTATCTGTCGCACGGAATGATTGCGGGGGATGTCGTCAATGAGAGCGACATCATCATCAAGGCGCCGGCTGGGGAGTTGCGGCCCGACGAAGCGTGGAAGGTCATAGGCCATCCGCTGTTGATCGACGTGTCAACCGGAGTGGACCTGAGGGAGGAGATGCTTGGAAATTGAGGTTTATAGATGGATCAAGGCCATCTTCGCCATGCTGACCGTCGGCGTGTTGGTCCTGCTCGTCATTTTAGCAAAGGTATCCGAGATCCGAAACATCTTGAAGGGGAAAGGAGGGCATCTGTGAATATTTGGGCATTGACTGAAGATAACGTCAATTTGCCTCGTGCCGGTCATCTTGCCGTGGTCACCGGGGCGTCAGGGCAACTTGGGCCGATATGGTGCGATGAACTGGCAAGCATGGGGTGTGATGTCTACGGAATGGATCTGCCCGAGTGCGACGTTTCCCAAAAGGATCAGGTGACGGCGGCGGCGGTCCACTGCTGCAAGCAGATGGGGATACCGGATATCATAGTGCTGAATGCCGCCATCGACAATCCCCCCGGAAGCAAGGCGTCATTTTTCGGCAACCTTGAACGCATCCTCGCCGTCAACCTCACCGGGGCCTGTAATGTTGTTGATGCCTTCCTTTCGGCCATGATCGAGAAGGGTGGCGGGGTGATCGTGGGGATCACGTCGATTATGGGGTTTATAGGGGCGGATCAGAGGAACTATCCCGGGGGGTGGGAAAAGCCGGTCGGATATAATTTATCCAAGGCTGGTCTGGTGCAGCTCGCCCGGAGCCTGACAACGCAATATGGGGGAAAGGGCATCCGGGCCTGCTGCATCGGATTCGGCCCATTTGACGGAGGCAAGTTGGACAATGTTTTTCTCGATAAGTTTTTGAAGAACGTCCCCCTAGGGCGTCCTGTTTCGGAGGCGTCGGTAAGGGCGGCGCTTAGATTCGCGGTGACGTGTCCCGAGTTTGCGGGGCAAACGGCCCTTATTGACGGAGGGTATTGTGCTCTCTAATAAAAACATATCACAAGGAGGCTTATGAGCAAGAAGAAAAAGCAGGAGATTGTGAAGGTTCTACCGCAAGAGGAGATCCAGAAGTTTCTTGAAGCGACGGCCACGAAGATTGCCGAACTGCTGGCGAAATTCATCAGGCGGACAGGACAGATCATCGGGGAGATCGTACTGTCGAATCAGGGGCAATGGGATGGGGATACATTGAAAAATATCAATCAGGTCGTGACGCTGAAATGCGGATTGCCACAGAAGCCGCCGCAAGCCGACCCGCCCGGAATCAAGTTGGAGAGGACGGAATGAAAACCATCGCCCTCATTCCTGCTCGCCGCGGGTCAAAGAGATTGTCGGGGAAGAACATGGCCCTGCTGAACGGTTTCCCCCTGCTCTGGTATGCCATCCGGGGGGCGAAGGACAGCGGAATATTCGACGAGATAGTCGTCTCAACCGACTGGGCCGACTGCGTTCAGCTTGCCGAAAATATGGGCGTCAATGTCTTGTTAAGGCCGGATG